TCTATGTGGTTTTGCCCTCCAGACCAACCTATTACCAATTCATCTGACCCTGCCCTTTCTTGCCATCTATCTAAGTTCAGGGCATTTGGTATCACTTGTACATTATCGTGGAACTGGCTTAATATCTTTTTTAAAGGTTCTGTTGTTGTAGTTACTAAATCTGATTCTTCTATTGTTTCTTCTATTCTCTTTTTTAATCTACCATTGTTTGCCTCGTAGGCAGTATTCGCTATATTAGTTCGTGGTATATTCCAGATGTCATCATCTAACTCATATACTACTTTTATACCTGCTGCTTTACATCTCCACATTAAAGCGAAGTGTGGGTTGTCATACGTTCTGGAAAATATGGCTATGTCTGCTTCTTTTAGTTTATCCCACTCTATTGCGGTCAAGGTCATATATTCTATCTCGTGTCCTCTTCTTTTAAGTTCTATCAAAGGATTATGTATCCTGTGATAGAAACAACCATTTAATACCTCTTGGTTGCTATCTAATATTGCGTATATTTTCATTGATAGTTTTGTATATTAGGTCTTATTTTTGCATTATAATCTGTGTGCCTTTGCCCATAAAACTCTCTGGCTTGTAACTTCATCTTATCCATTTCTTTTTCTAATTCTCTCTTTTTTGTAATATTTGACTTTCTTAAATACCAATCTTTGGCAGCACCATATGATAAATATCTGTGAAACTCTCTGTCTATTTTAGGTTCGTCTGTGCCATCTGATAACTGTGTAACACTCTTGGACATATAGATTATGAGTCCTTTTGTGTAACTGTATTCTGGGACTGGTGAAAGTATGATTGACCTACCAACCATTTTATAACTTGTTGGGTCTCCCTTTTGGTCAGTTGGTTGTTGCTTTTCTGATAAGGGTGTTAACTCTCTTGTGTTCCCATTTCTATCTAGTATTTCTACTTTGTGTATTCTTCTTGCTGTTGATGGTAGTTGATAGTCTGCTTGGTCTTTTACAAGGTTAGCTTCTGCTACAGGCAGATAATCTACTCCTTCATCAAATCTCCAGCTCCCATCAACCGACCAAATATAAGACACTAACTCATCGTAATAGATATTAAGAGTTCTCTTAAGAGAAGTTTCTTTGTATTGCGAAGACACTGTGTTTGACAGGTCTAATGCGTCTACTTGTAGCGTCGTAAAGTTCATTGTATTTATTTATTTAATTTGCCTATCTTAGTCCCCCGAGTGAGGGACTAAGTAGATAAATTAAGCAGTTTCGTAATAAACTCCTAAAAATCTATCTGCATCTTTGGTGAATACGTTAGTTCCATAAACTACTGATGTAACAATGTTAACACCAAGTTTATTTGGAACGTCTTTTATTCTTACTCTAGGAGGCATTTGTACTACCGCACCAATCCTCTTAGATTTTCCAAAGTATGCCCAGTTGTCTGGTAAGTTGTTGGATATATAAACTTTAAATCCAAGGAAATTACCAACCCAACCGTTTTTCAATGTAGCATCTGCAACATTAAATCCTTTTTCAACACCGTACATTTCAATTGTTTGTGCTAAATCAGGGTCAATTACAGTTACCCAATCTCCAGCTTCTTCAACGTTTTCGCTTCTAAGTTTCTTTCTAGCATGTGAGAACAGTTCTTTAGGACTTACCGCAGTAGTATCAGAGTCTCCATCGTGAACTTTAATTTTGTTTCCTGCAGAGGCAGTTGCTAAAGTGTCAGTTGCTGTAATGTCGTTTTGTGCAGTTGTTGCAGCATACAAGAAGTTACCTGCTCCTGTAACGTTTTTAAGAACAGCAGTATCAATGTCATCTCTCAATTGATAAGCTTGGTTTTCAATCAAATCCATTGAGTATCGATATTTGCTTTGTAACTCACGTACGTCATCGACGTAGTTAGGTACTATCTTAAATTGGTCTACAGTAAGAGTATCTTGTGTAGCTGTGGTTCCTTTTGCTTCAAAAGGTTGACCAGGCGTGTAATCTTCAGATGAAGTTTCATCAATATATGGTTGATTTACTTTATCACCATATTGAAGTAATGCTTCAAATTGAGTATCAGCTACTGCATCAGCTACTAAACTTTTTCTTAAAGGGACTTGCATTAAGTTTGCCCACATTTCTGGGTTTAATGCACTAACGTCCATTTGTGTTGTTGTTTGTGGCATAATTCTGTGCCCCTAACCTACTTTTGTTTTTTAAGCCAGTCGTAGTACTTAGTAACTTCTTCTATCGGTTTGTCATTTACATCTTTAGCTGTCCATTCAGAGAAATCTTTCTCTTCTGACGACTGTCTATTAGTAGGCTCGGGTGTTTTACTTTCTTTTTCGACCTTTGCCCTCTTGGCTTGGATAAGTAATTCAACATCTTCATCTTTGAGTGCCTCTAGGGGAGAGACATTCATATTCTTTGCCTGTTTAAAGATTGTATCAACCTCTTCAGGTGAATAATCTTTTAAGGCGTGGACAGTTTTAGCAATTTCCTCTGTAGGAACTTGAGACATATCTTTAGAAGTTTCCTTATTAGAGGTATTCTCTTTAGAAGATTTCTCATCTAGTTCCTGTTTCTTGAGCTTAGCTTCCGCTTTTTTAGCTCTTTCATAGAGTTGCTTTTCTCTGTCCGTGTATGTTGAACCCCCTTTTTGTGAAGTTTGGTCTTCTTTATCAGTACGTTCCTGAGAATCAACTTGTTCAGTTTTTTCTTCAGGAGTTTCCTTTGAAACGTTTTTTGAGTCCGTTTCTAACTCTGTATTGTTGTTCATAATGTTTTTATGTGGTTATCTCCACTATTTATATTCGTTTTTAATATCCACCTCTTTAGGTGGTTGTAAACGATTGATTATTTCTTTTAATTTTTTAATCGCATTCTGCCTTCCTTGAATTTCTTTAACAGAACTAGCACCTTTAACAGTATCTAATTCCGCGACCTTTGTTTCAAGGAATTCTATAACTATCTTCGCTACACTGGAATCGGCTAATTTATCTATTTCCGTATTAAGTTGTTTTTTTGTAAATTTTTTATTCATATTGTTACTTCACCTCCCATTCCTGAACCTCCCATAACAGATGGTGACATTGTAGGTGGTTTACTTATTCCTCCGCCCTTTTGTTCTCCAGTTTTTCTTTCAATCATATTCTCTTGTTTCATTTCTTCTCCACCATCAAAGTCTTCTATACTCTTTCCCATTGATTCTAATACCATTGAGAACACTTTTCTTTTTGCTGGGTCTCTTAATACTTCTGGGTCTTGTTGTATCATTTGTAGTATCATAGCATTATTTGCCATCTCTACTTGTATATTTCTTTGTTCCCCTGTAATAGTTATATCAACTTTGTATTTTATGTCTTTATAGAAATCTTTTGGAATAAATTTATCTCTTTTATCTTTTTTAACTTTTTCAGAGATATTTGCTTTCATTATATCTGCTTGTGTGCCTGTTGGTAATCGTTTTTTATTTATAAAGAATTCAAGTATCTCTTTATTATATTTTTGAATTGTTCTCATTCGTTGCCATTTATCAAAGTCATCTCCTACTAACTTGACATAATGTTCTGGTTGTTTCTTAAACAAAGGAATTATGTCGTCATATATAATCTGTTTAAGTGTGGATGCTATATTCTTTTGTATGCCTTGGAAATAAGACATAATCATTTGCTGTGCCATTTGGGCTGAGCCTAATGGTGTTCCAGAAGGTGGTCTTTCTCCTCTAATAGTATCATGTGTTAATGTAATCTCATCTCTGATACCAGACCATTTTCTTTCCTCTAAATCAACAGAACCTAATGCTCTGTCTTCGGTTGGAATTCTTTCTATTCTATCCATTGCTGTTATAACATCGCCATTAGCAAAACTCTTAAGTAAATTCTTTTTAACATTATCGTCTCTTGAATAGAACAGATTTAATGTTGAGAAGTACGAACTCTTAACTCTTAAGTTAACTAACTCATTGGTTCTCATTTGTGGGTCAGATAGTAATTCAACTCTACCAACTCCTAACCATCTTCCTGGTATCTTTTCCCAGTGAATTTCCCTATAAGGAATTTCTTCTGGTTCTATTTCTTCTTGTTCTATTACCACACCGCCTGAAGATATATGCCATTTATCTAGTTCTTGCTGGCTTACATCTCCCTCTGGCATAAAGGCAATAGTCCTTGTATATTGATGTTTGTTTTGGTCTCCACCATCTTTCATTTCATTCTCTGTTAACTCACCATATCTTTCTACTATTCTGATATAAGGGTTTTTTGTTCCTCTCCATGCTTTTATTGCTTCTTCTATTTTGTCTTTATCCCAAGGTTGCTGTCTTAACTCATAAGGAGTGTATCTGTGCTGTTCTATAACATACGAAGCTTTGTCTAAACTATCTGCTTGTTGTTCCACTATTAGGTTTCTTAAATCTACTAAGTGTAGTTTATCTTTTGCTTTTTTAAGGACTACTGAGCCATATATTGGGAGATTATAAAATATATCATTTAACAGTTTTCCAAAACTATGTTCTTTCATCCATTGCTTTAGGTCTCTATCCATTAACCAAGCATACTCTGGGTTTTGTCCTTGTGNGGGTAAAACCTCAATATGCTTTGTGTCAAATTCAATTGCCTTTGCAGAAGTATAACAAGGGTTTCTTACTATATTAAAAAAGTATTTCTTAAATCCTTGATTATCATACTCTCCTTGTTCAAACTTTGAATTAAAAAGTCTAACAATTTCTTCTATTGTATCTTTTTGATTAAATTCATATTTGGGCGTGATGTGTATAGGCTTATTCCTAAAGTCATCTACCTCTTTCTTAACTCTGTTGAAAATTCCGTTCATAAATATTGATTATGTAATATTACTTTTTGAGGTTCAACCTCTTCCTTTTTTTTGTTGGGGTTTAATATTCCCCAGACACATAATGCTAACGCTATAACTGTGTCATCATGTCTATGATTTGGTGCACTATATTTTGTTTTTCCAGATTCTGATTTTTTATATCCATATCTTCTTAATTCATCTATTAAAACTGGAATATTTGGTATTGTTATAATTTTTTGTTCTATAAAGATTGAGAGTTTGTCTATTAGTTGCTCTTTTGCTTTATTAGAATACATTCTATATCCTTCAATGTATATGTGCCTTCTAATATCTTGTACTACAGGGTCTCCAGTATTATGCAATACTAATCCATTTGCTCTCGCAGTATTGTCATCCTTAACTTCAAACTCCCATAATCTTGATTTCTTATTCTCTGTTGTTATTGTTTTTATAGGTGAATATAGAAAACCATTTTTGATAAATCCAGCCTTTGGATTTTTCTTTTTAATCTTATAATGTTGTTCTCCTATTATCTTTCCAAATTTTATACCTTCTTCTCCATAAATATTTAATACATATTTTGTTCTGGGTTTTCTATCGCTTTTTGTCAAAGATGAAATAATTCCAAAGTGTAATAACCATCGTTGCATTGTCATTATCAGGTCAATAGATGCACTATGTAATCTAAACCCTTTCTTGCCAGTCATTACATCACCATCTCCTCTCCAAAATCCCTTGATAATCTCTTTTAAAAATTTATCTGGTAAATTATCAAATTCTGATGGTATCTTTTTTTTATGTGCTCTATCGCCAAATATATTAAACCATCTAGATAGCCATCCGCAACTAATCGTAAGTTCTTTACAGTTCTTTTCTGGTTTTTCTTTTTCCATCATACTCCTTCCAATAATACCTGCGAATTCCCTAATGTCTTGATGATATTCTAATTCTTTTATATGAAATCCAAATGATATATGATTAAATCTTTTTCCGTTTGCTCTTCTTTTTGTTCTGGTCCATCCCTCTGCTAAATAATATCCTACAGTTCTCCAAAATTCATTTCTCTTATAAAACTTATCATCTTTAAATCTGTCTTGGTTTGGGTGATATAATTTTTTATTCTTGAAACAACTATAGTCAAATTTCTTTTTTGGTATCTTAGTTTTTATTTTTAATAAGTTCCCTTCATCTAATTGTCCTGCCTCTATCCATCCATTTTCTGTTAAAACAGGATGATTAAAAGAAAGTTGAACTGGGATAGTCTGATATGCTGGTGTAATACTATATATCTCTGCAATATCTCTTTTATTGTTTATTCTTTCTATTTTTTTATAATTATTTTTGTCTGTTAAAACTCTATTTCCTATTTTTAGATTACTCACATCCTTAAATCCTTTTTCTGTAATTATTTTTTGTTTATCTATTAAACATCCAGTTTCATCCATTATCACTTTAGCATTATTGTATTTTCGTGCTAATGTAATAATCCTTTCTTTCTGTAAGTTATAGTCTATTTCTTTAAATCTATCCATATAAACTACTTTATAATTGGTTCTGTCCATCACCATTAGAACTGTGTAGTCTTCGTGCTTTGCTATATCTACTCCTATAATATATCCCTTGCCTTCTTCTGGTGGTACTTCTTTATAATCTTCTATCACATCATCCAAACCTCTAAACACTTGTCCTGAATTTGATATAAACTTTGCTTCATACCATTCTTCAAAATCTTTTTGGGTTTTTTCTTTTTTAAGTTGCTCCCACTTTTCCTTTGTAAAAATCGTTTTATTCACACTTGAAGGGTAATGAAACCCTGCTCCTTTCTTTTTTAAATCCAGATATTTGTCATAAAACCAATTCATCCCTGTTGGTGTTGATATAAATACTACCTTTCCATTTCTATCTTGTGTTGTTGGTTCTAAATATTGTGTCCAGATTTCTGATGGGACACGTGCTGCCTCATCCACTATTATTAAATCGGTTGAGTGTCCTAGCATACCTGCTGCTGCCTCTACTGACTTACACTCTAACACTGAACCATTTTGAAGTGTTAATTTCTTTGTTGGTTTATTAACTACTTTATATTCATTGCTATTGAATAATTTAGCAGTCCACTTCACTATATTATTAAAAACTATTTCTGTTAAAAGGTAATTAGGTGCTACAATCCAAACTACTTGATTGGGATATAATAATTGTTTAAATCCCATGTAAGACACCAAGAATGTTTTTCCTGAACGTCTTCCACAACATAGTAGCATTTCCTTATTATCGCATTTAAGAACTTCTTTCTGCCAGGGTAATGGTTTAAATCCTATCTTTTTTTGGAGTTTTTCATCTTTTATCTTTTTCATATTATTCCATGTATGCCTGGTATATTGTTTATATAACAACCAAACTTTTTCTTGAACATTTCATTAGCCTTAACTGTTACTTCATGCCAGTCCTCACCCCTTATCACAGATTCTTCTGTGCCTGCTTGCTCTTTAATACAATCAAAGCTGTTAAGTATATCTGCAAAATTCCAAAATGGTGTTGTTAATCCTGCTTGCGAAATTCTATAAGTATGGTCTACATGCTCAACTGTGTTATAAAACCTTTCATCAAAGTACCCCACTTTATCTATACATTTTTTTGTAAAAAAGGATAATGCTCCCGTCAGGTGTTTATTCAATAATATTTTATATCCATTAATTGGTTTTATTATCGCCGATGGTTTGCCATTCTGTTTATTGAGCTCACCATGAAATCCAAAGTTAAAATGTTCTATACCTGTTTCTTGGTATGCCTCAATGTATTTTTCAAACACATCATCTCTAATTATTTCTATATCATCTTCTATTAAGAAAATGTAATCACAATCCTTTAACTTTTTGAGTGCGTCATTCTTTGTTACAGCCACTCCTTTATTTTTTTTATGTTGTATTGTTTCAACACCATAATCTTTATATGGCTTGCCATCATTCACTACCACAAGTTTATCACATTTTGGTATTGATGATAAACATTTTTTAAAGAACTGTTCTCTATTACAGGTAATAATTCCTACTCCAATCATATATCATATTTCATTCTTTCTTGTATGATTGGTAATGCCTTGGCTAAACCTATCTTCCATTCTTTTAATTCATCTGGTGTTAATTTAATCTGTATATTGCGGTAGTTAATGTGAATAAGATATTGGTCACCATGGTCACAATTCTTTATCTCAAACATTTCTGCCCATCTATCTGGTACAGGGTCTAT